CCGTCCACCGGCAGAACACCATGCTTCAGTCGATGGCGCTGTACGGAGAGCTGAATCACTGGCAGAACATGGCGCAGGTAGCTCGGACGGTGCCATCGAGGTTTCAGGTGGCGCACAACGTCATCGCGACCGGGGTCGACGCGCTCGTGGCGGAAGTGACGCAGAGCCCCCCACGTCCGGTCGCCGTTACCGTCGGCGGGACGTACCGGGAAAATCGGAAAGCTAGGAAGCTCAACCAGTACTGGGATGCGAAGTTCGATGAGTGCGAAGTCCACGACCTTGGAAGACAGGCTGTTCGGGATGCCATCTCGTGCGGACTGGGCATTCTGCGCCCGTATCGCCGCGACCCCGAGCATCCCGAGGATGATGGAATCGGCGTCGAGCGTATCTTCCCGCCCCACTTCCTCATCGACGACCGCGGAGCGGTGGATATCCAGCCTCGACAAGCCTACATCCGTCGCCAGCTAGACAAGAGCTACCTGGCGGAGCTGTACCCGGACTTTGAGGAGGAGATTCTTCGCAGCAGGCGCCCGACTAACCGTTTTTGGTTCGACAGTGAGGAGGATGCGGATGTCGCCGAGGTCGTGGAGGGCTGGCACCTTCAGAGTCGCAAGGGAAGTGGTGACGGACGCCATGTTATCGTATGCGGTGATGCCGTTCTCCTGGACGAACCGTTCGAACGTTCTCGGTTTCCTCTGGCTTTTTGCCGTGCTGTGCCTGCTCAACGCGGTTTCTGGCCCGACGGGCTCATTCCTCGCGCGAAGGGCGCCCAGAGGGAGCTGAACAAGCTGCTTCGGCGTACCCAGGAGAGCATGCACCGCGTGGGCGTGCCCCGTGTGTGGGTAGACCGCGAATCTGGCATCGTGGAGTCGAAGTTCACCAACGGAGTGGGCTACCTGCACTACTACACCGGCAACAAGCCCATCTTCGACACGCCTCAGAGCATGGGTAGGGACGTCTACAACCACATCGAGCGTCTGGAGCAGTGGGTGTACAAGGAATTGGGCGTGTCCGAACTGTCGGCGAACAGCCGCAAGCCCCCCGGGCTTGATTCGGGAGCTGCCCTGCGCACCTACAACGACGTCCAGAGCCGTCGATTCATCAATCTCCAGCGCAGCTACGAGCGCATGCACGAGGACGTGGCCAGGGAAATGGTTTACCTGGAGAAGGAGATTGCCGAGGACGACCCAAGCCATTCCGTCGGCACTCGGATGCGTCGCCGCGTCAAGGAAGACAAGTGGAAGGACATCGAGCTGCCCGAGGACCGCTTCAACGTGCGGGTGTTCTCGGCTTCTGCGCTTCCGAACACGCCAGCGGGTAAGCTCCAGGCACTGGAAGAGCTGGTCAAGATGGAGGTCATCACTCCTGACACCTTCCTCCGGCTGGCTGACGTGCCTGACTTCGAGTCGGTTCGCGACCTCATGGTGGCTCCCGAAGAGCTTCTGCTCGACACCTTCGACACGATGATTGACGAGAGTCGATTCATCCAGCCGGAGCCGGGCCTAGACTTGGTCAAAGGGCGCCAGCTGGCTACGCTCATGCTCCAGCGCGAGACGCTGGAGGGTGCCAGCCAGAACGACCTGGCTCCACTGCGCAAGTGGATTGAGGCCAGCATGCAGCTGGAGTCGCGCATTCAGAACATCGAAGCGAACAAGCAGATGCTGATGGCGCAGCAGGAGGGAATGCCACCGGGAATGGGCATGCCTCCGGAGATGGGCATGCCGCCTGGCATGGGTGGTGAGATGGGCATGCCTCCAGAGATGGGCATCGCGGGTCAGGGTGGCCCGCCGATTCCGGGCATCGAGCCGGGCATGCCGCCTGGCCCGCCGCCTACTCAGTCACCGTTTGGATGAGGTAAGTCATGGCCGCAGTGAGAATGAACGAAGAGCGTATCGAAGCAGCTGTCAAGGCGATGGAGGAAGAGAACCCTGTCGAAGAGACGCCTGATGTCGAAGAAGAGGAAGAGGAGGGTGGCGAGGTAGAGGAGGGAGAAGAGTCCGCGGAAACGGCTTCCCCGGAGTCTCCTCCCTCCGACAACGAGATGAACACTCGCTTTGCGATTCTCCGTCGCAAAGAGGAGGCGCTTGACAAGAAGCTGTCGGGTCTCGACGACATGGTCTCCGAGAAGCTCAAGCCGCTCACCGACCGGGAATCGAAGCTGGCCGAGCGTGAGCGTGAGATTGCCGAGATGGCTCAGCTCATGCGCACTAACCCGGAGCAGTTCGCCAAGAAGATTGCCGGGCAAGCTGGTCTCCGGGACGAGAACGACTTCTACGAGCGCTGGACGCACCAGCGTCTGAACGGCGGCGAGGTCACTCCGCACATGGCGCTGGAGGAAGTCAGCCGTCTGCGTGCCGAGCTGGCCGAGCGCGACCAGCGCGACCGTGATCGGGAGAAGCAGCGAGAGGAGGCCAGTCAAGCTCAGGGGTTTCAGAGGTTCGTCGATGACCATGTCTCCCACGGCCTGTCGCTGGCCCAGGACGAATCGATGGCCGAGGCATTCCCGAACCTGTCGGTCACCAGCCCGGAGGTCCTCGGTCCGCGGCTCCGCGCCACCGTGGCCCACTGGGTGAAGTCTGGAAGCGAGGCCACCTACCCGGAATTGCTGGCTGCGCTTGACAGAGTTCTCGGTAAGGAGTACGAATACCGAGACAAGCGTCGGGGTCAGGGGACCTCGAAAAAAACCCCTGCGGCAACTCCAGAGACGCCGGCTCCAAAGGCGAAGTCGTCTGCCAACGGTCAAAAGAAGACCAGCGGAAAACGGACAATTTCAAACCAGGACCAAGCCGAGACACCCGTAGTCCGACGAGGACGCTCCCTTTCGAGGCGCAGTAGGGTGGACGCGGCAGCAGCCGCGATGGAGAAGGCTAACAAGCAGCAATAGTGCTGTGGCTCTCTCCACGCAGATGGAGTGAGCCACAATGCTCAATTTGACGACCTACGACGCTGCGCTCAAGAATCTGTACCCGGATGGCTTGAGCGAGATTCTCTACGAGAAGTGCCCGCTGTTCGGGTGGCTTCCCAAAGACAAGAACTTCAAGGGCAAGTCCAAGACCATCGTACCGATGTACGAGGGTAACCGCGTCTCGAACACCTTCGAGGATGCGCGGCAGGACAAGAGCGATATCTCGCTCGTCGAGTTCACCATCACCCGTGCCAAGATGTACGGGATGGCGTCGCTCGACGCAGAGACCATCGCTGCGTCCGCGGACAACATGGGAGCGCTGGCCAAGGCCATCGAAACCCAGGTTCGCGGGGTCCAGTACGGGATGGAGCGCGCCTTCGCGCACCAGATCTACGGGAACGGGTTCGGTACCCTCGCAACCGGCGATGGCAGCTGGACCGTTTCCGGTACCACGGTCACCGTTTCGGACAAGCGTGACCTCGTCCACATCTCCAAGGGCATTCGCCTGGAGGCCATCGTTGCTGCCGAGACGTCAAAGCGCACTGGCGGACAGGGGTGGGTCGAAGTGGCGAGCGTCAACCGCTCGGCAAGTACCTTCACCACGACGGTAGCGGTCAACTCGGTCATCACCGACATCGCCAACACCGACAAGTTCATCCGCAAGGGAACGTACAACAACTGCATCAAGGGGTTGCAGGCCTGGCTCCCGCCTGGGGGTGTGACGGCGACTCCGTTCTTCGGCGTCGACCGCACCCTGGATGCCGACCGCCTCGGCGGCGTGCATGTCACGGCCACGGCTGTCGTGCTGGAGGAGGCCGTTCTCGATGCTGTCGGCGATGCGTCGGTCCAGGGGTGTCACCCGACGGACCTGTTCATCAACAGCAAGCGCTTCTACCAAATGGCCAAGAGCATGCATTCGAAGGCCTGGGTGGACGTCGAGAGCACCAATCCCAACATCGGGTACCGCGGTCTGGGCTTCGCCACGGACTACGGTGACATCAACGTCATCCCCGACCCGAACTGTCCGTACGCGTATGGGTTCCTCCTGGACCGCGACAGCTGGGAAATGTGCTCGCTCGGCGACACTCCCCACTTCGCCATGGACGATGGTCAGAAGTTCGCGCGCGAGACCGACTCGGATGGCATCGAGTTCCGCGTGCGTTCGTTCCATCAGCTGACCTGCGACGCCCCCGGGCACAACGCCATCATCACCTGGGCCAGCTGATAGCTGAAGAAAGGAAACCATTTCCATGGCTGATTACTTGTACAAGACGCTGGTCGGACGCCTGGGTGCGCCTGGCACCAGCACCACCGAAGACACCGACGTGGAGCAGCTCACCAAGCGCCACTACGTTGTAACCATTCGCTCCGAGCAGATCGGAGCGGACGCCGAAGAGTGCCTCATCGACGTTCCGCAAGCGGACATCGTCATCGATGCCTTCTACTGCGTCAGTGGGCTGGCCCTCGCGGCCGACGCCAACAACCCCATCGTCTTTCTGGCGAAGGGAAACTTGGCGGCCGGCGCCCTGACGGCCATCACGAGCGGTCTCGATCTGGCCGACGCCTTGGCCACTCGGACCCAGCTCGCGGCTACCATCGTCTCGGCGGCTGCGGCTGCGGTGACGGCTGGGCAGGGTCTCTACTTGGATGTCAACACTCAGGGCACGCCCGGGGTCATCACCGAGACGACCAACATCACGTTCGTCGTCGAGTGGCACTACGCCAACTGAGGTGAGGCCATGTCTGACCCCATGAATGCCAGCTACACGGTCAAGGATGCCTGGATGGGCTTCCCTCAGACGGTTCGGTTCCGCGTGAACTGGGCGTCTGGGGCGCCCACCATCTCCTTCGACCCTGCCAACGTCTGCGGCACTCCGACGGACAACGGAAGCGGAAGCGTGACCATTCCGTTGAACTTCGGGTTGCAGAACTTCGCGTGCGTCGTCTCCTTGGTCGCTCCTGACGGCCCAGGGGACCAAGTCGACCTGACGGCGAAAACGGAGGGGGCATCCCCTTCCGTTACCCTGAAGTACTTCGACAGGTCGGCAGCGGCCTACGCAGACAAGGACTGCGACATCGACGTGTTCATCCACGCCTACCAGGCCACGAGTCTCTGATGCTAGCGCGCACGCTTGGGGAGATGGTTTCCAGGGCCAAGGAGATGGCCAACATGGAGAACCATTCGTTCGTGTCCGATGCCGAGTGGTACGGGTACGTGAACCAGGCGGCGCAGCAGCTGTACGGCAAGCTGCTGGAGTCGAGGGGAGCTGAGTTCTACTCCAAGGAGCACACCATTCCGATGGTGGCATCCCAGGCGTATTACCAGCTCCCCTCGGACTTCTTCCTGCTTCAGTTCGTCATGATGGACGACGGCAGTGGCAATCACCGACCCCTGGAGAAATTCGACCTGTGGCTTCTGGCCCATCTCGTCAACCGTCAAACGGTCGGTGGGTACTCGTGGTTCGAGTACCGGTACCGGCTAGGCAACGAGAAGCTGGAAGTTAGGCCGGCACCGGACAGCACGGTCTACACGGTCACCGTTCGGTACACTCCCCACATGCCTGAGCTAGTGAAC